GGAATGATTGAGAGACCTTGTTCAAGGTACTCAATCGCTGCATCTATCAGTGACTCTTGTGGCATTCATCTCACCTTTAAAGTAATCGTCAATTTTAATTTGTGGTTCAACTTCCTTTATCCGCTCAATAATCCTGCTCGACATCATGCCTTGGGCAATCCAGCGATAAGGAGTTGTGCGACTTATTCCAAGTGCCGAAGCTAAAGCGGCGGCACCGCCACAGTCGTCAACGAGTTTCTCAATGTTAAGTTTCATTTTTACTCTTTCGTTATTTATTAGTTGACACTGTCGTACTAATGTGACACCTTTAGGTGTCTAATGCAACAATTAAAGTGAAGGTTAATATGAAATTACGCAAAAGAAGTGCGACGCTTTCGTCGCCAAAGACTATCGTTCCATCAGCCACCCCTACCTATATAGCCTCTGGAATATTTAAAGATGGCCAATGGGTTATGGATGCTCCCGAATTTGAGGAGGCCGTCGTTAGCGCAGTGGATTGCCGCGCAAAGATCGATGCACTCAGGGTTCAACTCGATTCAGCGGAAGCAAAGATTGTCGAGTTAAGTGAGCAGGTGAGTGGCGACACTGAGAAAGACCTCGAGATAAAGGGGTACGGCTTTGATGTAAAGATTAAACGCCGTAACCAATATCGATGGGACACACAACGGCTGTCGGAAATATTCAGGAACGATGACTCCTTACCCACGCACGTCAAAAAACAATTATCCGTTGACCGAAAAACTTATGAGCGTTTGGATCAGGCGACCAAAAATGTGTTGCGTCCAGCCCTCAATATCGTGAACCAAAAACCATCCCTAAATATTACGAGGAGTAACTAATGGGTATGTTCAACTCAACGAGTACGGCAGGTACTCAACATCACAAGACTCTTATCTATGGTCATCATGGGTACGGCAAAACATTTCAGTGCCGTTTCTATGCCGAAGAGTACGGCAAGGGTTTAATCATCTCTGGTGAGAGCGGCCTCTCGTCTCTGTCAGATGTGGACATCGACTACGTCGAATTCCACGGATGGGATCGCAAGCACTGGCCTAACCTTACCGAAGATCAACTCTGCTTCCGTGACATTCTCAAGCTAGTTATGTCGGAGGACTTCAAGTCACAGGGCTACAAGTGGATAGCCATTGATAGCCTTACGGAGATGTCTGATAGATGTATGTCAGATGTGGAGAAGTCTTTCGATAACCCCAATGACATGCGCAAGTGGCAAGACTACGAGCGCCAAATGATTGGTGCTCTCAAGCTCATTCGAGATATGCCATACGAAATTCTAATGACCTGCTTAGCCAAAGAAGAAAAGAACGACAACGATGCTGTCGAGTACTGGCCAATGGTTCAGCAAACTAAGGTTGCTAAAAAATTGCCTGCTTTATTTGACCACGTTTTTTGTGGCATCCGAAGCACCGATGAATCCAGTGGCGCTGTCACTGTTACCCGCCAGATCATTACGGATGATGTCCGTGGATGGAAAGGCAAAACCCGCGATCCTCGTGGTCGTCTATCACCCGTAGAAAAGTGCGGAAATGTCGTGGAGTTGCTGAAGAAAATCAACGCACCCACAAGTCAAATTAAAACTGGAGATAAGAAATGAGTAGTTGGAGTTTCGATAAACTAGACCTCGCTAATGTATCTGACGAGGGAGGACGAGCCACACTGCGTCCGGGAAACCATTCTGTGAAAATTGCCGAGGCAGAAATTAAAACTACCAAGGCAGGCACAGGCAAATACCTTCAAATCAAACTGGCAAACGAAGAAGGCCAGTACGTTACTGATCGTATTAACGTCCATAACCCTAACCCCAAGGCTACCGAGATTGGCCTAGCGCGATTGAAAAGTCTGCTGACTTTTGGTGGACATCCTTCCCCTGACAAGCCGGGCGACATCAAGTCGATCATCGGCCTCAAGGTTGGTGTCCGTGTTGAACAGGGTGAAAGCTGGCAGGACAATGATGGCAACGTGCGACCCGGCGGTGGACAGCCTCGCAACAACGGAGCTTTCTTTGCTTTGGATGGAAGCGTCCAGTTGGGCGAGAGCGAGCCAGCACCTCAAATGGCATCACCTGCCAAGAGCGGTGGTACAGCGGCGGCATCAATGCCGAATGATGACATCCCCTTTTAGTTAGGATGGGGGCAGGTAACTGCCCCCTAATCTCTATGGAAGAAATGAAAGATAGAATCGACGCAAGTTGGGTAGAGGAGGGCGAGCAAAGAGCCTACCTTGGAGCCAGCATGATTGGCCATGAGTGTGAAGCATATCTGGCAATGGGTTTGCGAGGTTACCCTAAAAGACCTTTCCCTCCTCACGTCCTCAGAATATTTCAGCTTGGGCATGTCATTGAAGATTTAGTTGTAGCCCACCTCAAGAAGGCTGGCTATCACGTACAAGAAAAGAACGAGTTCACAGGTCGCCAGTTTGAGTGGAAGGATTTGGGTGGACACGTTAAGGCTCATGCTGACGGAATGATTGATCTTGGTACTGGCGTGATGTCATTGCTTGAGATCAAGAGCATGAACGACAAGAAGCATAAAGAGTTCGTGCGGAAGGGAATAAAGAATGCCAACCGGACTTATTACGAGCAGATGCAGATGATGATGGGCATGGACGGGCGATTGAAGGATGCCTTGTTTATTGCCTACAACAAGAATGACAGCACCTATGCTTGCGAGGTTGTTGAATATGATCCGCTTGATTACGCATACATCGTGGACAAGGTTAATCGTATTGTTGCCGGAAGATCAGTAAAGCTCCGCGCAGTGGAGGGTAAGTTTCCCTGTACTTGGTGCGATAGGGCAACCCTTTGCTGGAGTGATGAGCAAGATTCAGAGATACCTACACTTTGTCGTACATGTAACTGGAGTAAACCTACAGATGATGGCGCATGGAAGTGTGCGAAATACAACAAGCGTTGCGAAGACCCATGTGATGATTGGGTGAGAATAGAATTGGAGCCAGCACTATGAATGACAAGACGAAAATAGAAAGGCTTGCTCAACTCAAGGAAGTTTTAATAAACCTTGGTATGGCTAGATGCGAGCAGATCGAACTCAATCATCAGGTTGAGAGTATGAATGACAGGATCAACCAGTTGAACCTTGATCAGAGCGCGGCCAAGACAAAAGACGCAATCATGAAGGTTGTGGACAAGCGTAGACATACCCGAGAGAGACTGACGGAAGTGCGCGTTGAGGTGCAGGAGCTGGAGACTGAGCAACAGAAGATTGAGAGTGAACTTAAATGGGGAAGAGAATGATTGTGAATGAAGATATTTATGGCACTTCATCGAGATCAGATGGTTCGTCTGCTGACTATTACATGTTGCCAGATAACGCTACAGAGCTTCAGCATCTGATTAGCGACAAGGACATGAACGCACAGATGGGCGAGATTTTTAGAGCCGTCTATCGATATGGCGAGGCATCTCACAGCGACATGATGCGGGATGCAAAAAAGATTCGGTTCTACATTGATGCTGAAATTGAGCGACTCGAAAAACTAAACATCTGGCCAAGATGAAGACCCGCATTCACGTTAATCAGCACAACATCCGAGCGAACACAAAAGGCGATGACCTTCCTGTTATCACTGTGAAAGACTACAGGCGTAACAGGAAAGTCAATTCAGCCAGAGTGATGCTAGGTGATACAGAGGTTTGTCGGGTTGTGTATCGGCCTGACAAGCCACTTCCTTGTGGCGCTAAGGTCTGGATAGAGACTGACCTAGATGTTGAGACTGATTAATCCCAACCCTTAGACCAACCTTTACCCCACGAACTACCTTTCTTTTTAACCTCTCCAGCTATCTCGTCTACTGCGGCTTCCTTGAGCGGCTTAATTCCTCCAACGACAGGTATGCGTCCAACGACAGACCTAGCGGCTGAACGCTCCTTCCCGTTAGCATCTTCATTGGTGTCAGTCACACCCTGCACAACATTGACTGCATCGTTGAATAATCCTACCGATGGGCCAAAGATTGTGCTCGCGATCCTCTGCTTACCATAGGCTCCGTTGTCGAGTTGCTCGGCAGTGTCGTAGAACATGTTGGCAACAAGACCTAGTCCACCAATCTGAACCATAGACTCCACATACCAGCCAAGATAGTCGTCCCTGTCCCCGTGGATGTTGGTGTCAAATCCAAATCCTTCGGCTATTTTGCTGAGCTTTCTTT